TGATAATGGAAACCAACAATCACAGCAGCAACAACAATCAGGAAGCAATCAGCAGTCAGGATGGGGTAAACCTCAGCAACCATCAAGCACAAAAAAAACACCGGCAAACGAGCCGCCGATGGATTTCGACGATGATATTCCGTTTTGAGTTTTCAAAAAGCAACATAAGGTATATGACTATGAAAGATGAACATGGTGTTGATGTAATTTTAGGTAATCCGTACTTATACATATACGGGATGCCAGGGCCTGATACAACACTGGTTATCGCAAATGAATTCAAAAATGATAAAGTTTTATGTTTCGATGTTTATTCGGAACGTGATATTGAATTAGACCCCTGGAAATTTTTCCAGCGCAAAAAGACCGTATGGACATGGAACGAAATGCGCAAGGTGCTAGATTTTTGCGTAAATTTAGCATTAATGCTAAATCATAATGCAAAAATTTAAAATAAAAGGGGCGTAAGCCCCTTAAACTATCTTAAATGTCAATTCTTCTTTGTCAGAAAACCCATTGTTCATTAAGTAATCTAACACATAATCTTGTTTTTCAATTTCGTCGGAAAACGATGAGCCGCCATCATCTATTTCCACTGTAACCGGAAGAGCGTCAGTTGTCATAAACCACACATTTACTTTTAACATTTAACACCTCTATGTAAAATTAATAATGAAATTATCGACGTCGATCACCGCACCTTCACGGCAGCGGATAGATACTTCGCAGTACTCAGCGGCTTGTGGCACGCGACCCTGTATGAACCGTCCTACAGATTGCCATCCGCTCGGGGTGTTAGTAAAATTACTACTTGCACCTGATTGGAGTGGGTTGCCAGCCCTATCGTAAAATGTAACGGTTAACGCCCCTGCTGTTGTTCCTGTTCCAGCCGTTATTGTATTGATTTGACATGTTGTAGAGTAATAACCATGCTGTGTTACTTTTACCTTTTGATCTAAGAAGCAACTTAACGACCCGAACGATGTCATTCTCGCACCATAAGTGCCTGTTTTCTTATATTCTGTACCAATTACACATGTTTGACTGGTAGAACCCTGATTATTAAATGTCCACGATGATAAATTCCCTGCCTCAAATCCGGGATTCAATGTTGGGTTAAGGGATTTATGGAGTGGAATATTTCCCACCCCGGACAAGATATCTCCTATACAATGACTTGCGGTAACATACCCATCTCCCTCAACGAAAGTTCTTAATCCTTCGTCTCCATTCTGAAAGAGATAATCATTTCCTGGTGTTTTAACAAGAGTTACATCGATGAAGGCGTTTGCCCCAACGTAGAATAGTGGTCTCGTTTGCAGCGACGGGTTGTTACACACAAGTGTACACCCATTAAGGATGAGTCGCGCCGCAATTCCTGTTACTTCCCCGTAGCGATACCACGCTGACGCCCCTGGATTTTCAATATTAGCTGCCGAATCCAAGATGACCATGGCACCGTTACCAGTTATCTTAATCGGGGTATTCAATACCGACGTGCCAGGCATCCCAATGGCAAAACTTGCGCATTCAACAAGTATCGGGCATCCTTTCATGTCGAATATTTTGCAATTTTGGAAAGTAACTGACTCTCCAGAGTCCGAAATGCCAGCCGGGAAGTGCATCGCATATGTGCCTCCAGTTGACTCCATCATAAATCCGCAATTAATGAATTTGTATCTCCAGGTACTGTTAGAGGCCCCTAAAACAATGTCAGCGGTAGAAAACATACAGTTTTCTATCTTACAATCACCATTGTAGGTGCCGTTACTGGAATCGTTATTGTTTCCAGTTAGCAGCAACCGCTGACCAATACCTTTGACCGAGCTTTTAAATTTTATACCGCGCATGGATGTACAGTGGTTCTCCGACCCATCAGGATACGGTCGGCTGGAATGGACCCACAAGCAGTAAGTGGCCGTACAACCAGTAAAGTCAATATAGGCAATGCCATTGGGGCTCTCGAAAGAATAGTACCCTAAATCTACTTCCAACCCTTGCGACCCGGTTACATAATAGGTTTTCCCAGCCTGTAACACCACATTGACTCTGTTGGACTTCGCATAAGATAGCGCCGACTGGAGCTGCTCTGTGTCAGTGCCTGGGAAATCCTCCGGCATTATAAACTTAGTTCTTCTGTTAAAAATCTCTATATAATCATCGAGATGTATACCATCAGAGTGGGTTACTAATGAAGTCCCCGGTATTACAGAGGAAGATAATTCCTGCCTCAAATTAGCATCACCAACGCTCACCAAATGCGTAACATCGGTAGCCCATGACGTACTATTAACACCAGTGGTTGTGTATGGTGGGTTAGTGGCCGCATTTAAACGCCAGAATTCATTCTGATAACGAATAATCTGATTACGAGCGGCAATTGTATACGGCCCATTTTCATAGTCTCCTAAAAACTGGTAACCAGAGTTTAAGAGGAATTGCTGAAAATCAGACTCCCTTTGAGTCTGAGCTGCCTGGAACTGGTTATTCCTTCCGGTATTAGTCAGCCTCTGCACGCCGAATCGGTCGGTGTAGTAATCAGCGCTTCCGTTAACCTCTTCATCAATCTTCCCGGCGTTAAACTTCAGGTCACGCGGGTCTTCAGAAGGGATTGGGTTGCTAGTTGGGGTAGTAGCCATCTGCTGCAATCTCCGTAATCATTAATTACCCTATTGTATCATGCAACAGGGTTGGTGTAGGCGTACATGGCGTCATTGTACTCAGTTACGGTGAGAGACACTGTGCCATCTGTACCTGGAGTTTTTTGGCTAACTGTCCATAACGTTGAATCAAGCTCAACCTCTGTGGAGATGGCATATCTTGATTCTGACTGAACATTAACACCATCAAAAATGTTTAACTCGAAATCAGATGGCAATGCGCACTCGAATGTATTCAGTCCGGTAACGGTACAAGCCAGGCGTTCTGAAACATTCCCATTGGCGCCGGTGATGACCACAAACAGACCGCTTTCTGCCGTGAGCTGTTCACTGGTGGTAAATACGTTTCCAGACCTTGAACGGATAACGCCAGTCTGCTGCACTGAATCATAAATGTCGACAACGGAAATCATATCGCCGACGTTCACCCACTCGCCATCAGCAAGCGCCTTTATCTCCATGCCGCGACGTGAGTACATCAGGCGATTGCATTCAAGCATGGCCCGGTCTGTTGCCTGATACAGGTTCCGAACATATAACATGTCGAATTTTTTCGGCTTAGTCGGCTCTCCCGGCTCGATACCAGATGCCCCAACTTTATAATAAACGTAAGCCTGTTTGTTGGTGTTTGGGTCGCGGTACTGAACGCTTACGCCATCATATGAACCAGGCAAAGTCATGTCATAAGACATTTTATAGCCATCAGCCTGTGTGTTTCTGGTATTAAACACAGTTTCAGGGGTTGATTTTTGCTCATCTCTTGAGAAAGATAGGACGCCATCATCCCAAAATACAGTTACGCGAGCTGCATCACAGATGGTCTGAATTCGCTCGCCGATCGATTTATCCTCATCGTCAAATGTGTAATCAAAATACCCAAGGCGCTCATCAGGCAGCGCATCAGCTATTTCATAGAGCCTTCCAACGTCAATGGTGCTTTCAGGCTGACCAGCAGTAATAAGCCAGTTATGCAGCACTGAATCTGCAAAACTTCTTGATGGAGTTAACGTATAGTCGACTGTCCCGGTTGTTCTGTTATATCCGATAGTCCAGCGGGTGATTAGCGCGTTATACTTTCTTTCTCTGCTACCGGTGGCGTTTTCTGTCGCTCTAACAACTACCTTAACAATTGTGTCATCATGATAGGATACGTTTTCCCTCTTTATTATTGTATGGACCTCGTCAACCTGAATGATTGAGTGGTCATTGCTGTTGTTGGTTCTTGAAAACTGTATTGCATATCTCCCGAATCCAGCTGATGGGGTTAATTTTATTGTGTAAAAGTAATTGTCTGTCCTTGGTGCTGCGCCAGTTTCAAAAAAATGCTCCTCCTTTGTTCCGGGTATTTGTTCGTTATTATCATCGACTTTCCACCACTCAATCTTCACATTTGCGTAGTCTTTATCTCCAAGCTGTGCTATGAAATGCACCCAAAGCTCGCCGCCCTCTATTGGAGAGAAATATGGGCCAGATACCAGCGGCTGATTGTCAGTTAATGAAAATAACGTATTATTTATTGTCACTCCATCAAGGGATGAGATTGGCGCTCCGCCATAATTTATTGAGTTTATTGTAAATTCGTACCAGTAATCCACAGGAGGGATTAATCCATCATTTTTTTCTTCTGCGAATGTCAGGTTTCCAGATAATGTAACATCCGCTGTTGTGCTACCCCCAGGAGTTGGGTAGGTTATGTTTAGTTCAAAAACAATAGCATGCGGCATGGTAAGGTCTACAAAATAGTCGAAATCACTATTTTTTGGTATTTTTATGAGCAGCTCGCCGGATGCAAAGTCGGAATCACTTACCGTTGTCGTGGTGGCTGTCTCAATTTGCACTGGAGGAGGATCAACACTCAACTCATTTGGTCCGTATAATTCCTGACCATCAACATCATCAAAAGCATAAGGCTCATATATTACAGGTATAATTTCTCCAGGGTTATATATTGTATATGATGCACCAGCAAGCGAGCCAAGGTTTGACTCTGAATACCTGACTGATGATACGGTGTACTTCCCAAGACCGAAGTTCATTATTTCTGTAACATATTTTATGTTATTTATGTATTCAAAAAGTGACTCTTGAATCAGGTCTGGATAACTCCTGACTTGCCCAAAATTATCAGGTCTGGCCTCACCATTTCTTGCCGTGTTTGTCTGCGCTTTGAGTGAGTTGTTTGGCGATGACTTTGATGTTTCTGAGTTGATTGACGGCGTTGATGCTTTTGGCAACAGAAAAGAAAGCACCTTCGTTACAGGCTTGAGTATCGTGCTGATAAGGTCGCCAATGGCGCCGCGAGGCTGGCAGTAAATGTTAACAATATCGTTTTGCTTTAACGATATCGACAATTCATCATCAGGGCCAAAAATGCGGCCATTCAGTGCAATCCTGATATCAGATGGAAGGCTGGAATTCTCCAGCCATCTCCACAGATTAGTGCCAGCAGGAACATTACCCGTCTCTTTTGGAACTCCTGGCATCTTCTGAATGTGAATAACCGGCATAAGTCAGGAACCTTAATTTTGTTGATAATTTTTCGAGTGTTTTAAGGCGGTCTGTCTTGACTGCCGTTTTCTCTCGCGCATGCAGTATTTTATCACGACCCCACCACAGCGCGACATGTACCGGGTAACTTCCACGATAGGCGACAACCACATCACCAATTTTTGGATGATCGGTGTCTTTCCAGAATGAAACTTCCCCATTGAAACAGGTGACAAAATCGCCGCCATTTGAATATGAGTCATCATGATGAACATTAACATTCATGCACAGGCGATAGAACAGCACCACCAGACCCCAGCAGTCCACTGCGTCAACGTGACAACATCTGTCGACGTATGGCTTGCCAAGCATCATCCTCTCAAAATCTTCAAACGGTACGCAGTCCGGGGAATTCTGTGATGTCATAAAGTTTTGCCACGTTGCCATTGATTGGGTTTTTTATGGAGATGGAGACCGTTACATCAGACTCATCAAGCGTCACATCGTTCACATAAAGCGTATATGGTTTTAATGGTGTGTTTTTGTCAGTCTCGTCAAAACGCTGGTATAACGCAGTGATAGGCTCAATGCGTCCAGAACCTGACCATAACTTTAGATATTGCTTAAAGTCATTTGCCAGTCTCGCAAACTTCAGCGTGGCATTGATTACCGGTGTGTTCGATTGCTGGCTTCTGGTTACATCCATGCGCACTGGCTGGTAAGTCTGACCGCCAAGTACAATATCAGAAAACTCATTGCCAACAAGCCTGACATAACCAAATGAAGAGTGATAAAAGGTTATGGTGTCATACAGCTTCCAGTTTGGCCTTTTTGACTGGTATTCACGCAATGTTGGCATTATGGATACTCCGGCAAATCCCTGTTAACCACTTCATCGAGCCATGAATACCATCTCTCATCAAGCTCAACAAGCACATCATCAAATTCATCCATGGAGTTATTGAGGGTTTTACAGATGACATTTCCAGTCCATGTGACGATGCCGCCATTGATGCTTGTCTGCACGGGGTAATCAGTAAAGTGCAAAGTCTGATTCTGTAATCCGCTGCCGCCAAGATCGATATCCATCGTGAACCATTCATTGCACTTGTTGAGGTAGTTTGGGCTTCTCAACCACTGAATAAAAGCTCTTTCCTGCCTGAGCGTGAAAACCCATGTCAAACTCCATGTTACTGCAACATCGGTCGTTAACTTTTGAAATATTGGCGCTCCTACCGCAGGCTGATCGCTGCGGAATGGGGTTTGAGTCGTCATGTTCTTGCTGGCACGCTGCGCAAGCGGCAGCCATGATGGGTAAGCTATAGCCATTATTCTGTTGCCCTTCTGGTTGCAGTGGTGTTGCTGGTAATAGCCTGAGAAATGGGCCCGCCACTCTCGATATCTGCCACAATCGTCTCAATTGTAACAGACCCATCTCCATTGTCTCTGGCACTGGTAGTTGTTGTTGCTCCGCTGCTGTAGTTTGTGACGCTATTATAAATCACAATACCACTACCACCTCCGGTAAGGTCTTTGTTGCTGATAACCTTTCCGTTGTCCCCGGGTATCATGTACTGATTACCATTACTGGCCTGGAAGATTTCAGGGAGGTTGTTCTCGCCGACCTGATACATTGATCCAGCCTGCGCAGGGCCGCCATTCTTTAATGCACCGGCAACAGACATTGCTTTAGCCACACCAATGGTGGAAACAATGCCAGCCTGTGCAGGGATTGCGTTAGCGCCAGCCGTGGCAAGCGAGGTCATTGCCGCTGCCGGGGCCATTGCCGCTGCGATTAGCTTGGCCTGAGTCGCTGCCATCGCTGAGGCTGCGGTCATCCCAACCTGACCCATAATCACCGATTTAAGCCACTCAGCACCCATCTGAACGAATGAGTTAATGACAGCGTTCAACACAGTGCTGCCAATTGACCGCAAGGCATCACTTACAGACATTGAGCCAGTCAAAATACCAGTCAGTGCGTTGCTTGCGGTTTGCCCAAAAGCATCAAATGCAGCAGCAGCTGCTTGCGTAGCCGCATTCTGCTGACTCCACTCCTGCCACATGGCATCAAGGCGCTGCTGGCGGTATTGTTCCTCAATTGCTGCTCTGGCCTGCTCAACCTCCGCTATCTTTTGCGGGTAAGCCACCGCATAAGCATTGAGCGCTGCTAAATCCTTCTGGTAATTTGTTTCAACGGCAAACATTGGGGATGTCTGCGATTTTAATGCAGCGAATCCCTTGACGGCTTCAACTCTTTTCTTCTCCGCCTCTGCCTGAGCCTTTATCGCGTTGGCATTATCCCATGCCTTAGCCTTGTACTCTCCAGCGAGCCTTATTTGCTCCTCTGTAGCGCCTTTTCCTAATGATTGTTGTGCCTGTAGTATTGCTTGCTCTCGACTTAGCTCTCTTGTGCTATCTGCTGTTAGCAATGATTCTTGCCGCAGTTGCTCAAGTTTGTTGGCGATATTCTCCTGCTCTGTGGCTGCCTTGTTGGCCGCTGACTGAGAATCATTTTGCGCTTTTTCTCTTGCTTTCTCAGCCTCATTTAAATCATGTATCTGCCCTGCAAGCTCACCAGCTCTGGCTATCTGATTGGGGTTATCAGTTACCTTAGCTGCCTCCATTCTCGCCTTTGTTACTGCCCTTTGTCTTTCATTCTGTATTTTTAAAAGTTGGTTTTGCTCCTCAAGATTGAGGATTATCTTGTCAGCTTCTTCTGTTGGGGGCGACACTTGCAAGGATTTTGGGTTGAAGTTTTGGCCTGCCTGATTTGCTCGGTTTATCTCATCGGCAGTCAATCCAAATGCTCTTGCCACCGCCCCCTGCACTCTCTCAAGAGTCGAGCCTTTCTCAATCAGGCCATCATGTACCCCCATTGAGGTAAGCATGTTGTTTGTTAGGGTTCTGCTTGCTTCTGCTGCCGTGTCCTGAGTTCTTGCTAGTTTATCCTGAGCATCAGCTAAATCTCTTGATTTTTTATTTAATTCATTGAGCACCCTTTCCTGATCAGAAGCAAATTGCGACCCTTGACCAAGTGACTCAGCCACCTCTTGCGCGGCAGGAGTGAAGCTAAGATACCTCTCACGAAGTGCATCAACTTCACTTTGCAGATTTCTCACAGCATCCTTTTGCGCCGAAATTGAAATATTGGCGTCAGCTATCGCCCCCCTGAGTTGGGTATTATTCATCGCCTTCATTGAGGCGTTTACTTCGTCCAGACTATCGGCAAAGCGGATTGCTTCTTCTCTGGCTTGCTGTGCTTTCTGCCAAAAGTAAAATATTGCCCCCGCTGCTAACATCGCCGCGCCTGCTGGCCCGCCTATCAATGAAAGAGCACCTCTGGCAAGGCCAATTCCTACCGATGCAGCGCTTGCCGCGGATGCTGCTCTCGCTGATGCCGTAGCCTGTGCGTTTTCAGCCTGAGCAAGGGATAGTGACGCGGCACTAGCTCTTGATTTTGCTGCAACCAGAGCATCAAGCGCCAGCATCTCGGCTGCACTGCCTTTTGCTACGTTATATTCAGCCTGAGCAAGCGCCAGAGATGATAGCGCCGCCTCTTTATCAGCTAAAGCCTTCCTCTGCGCGGAATTTGCAGCCACAAGTGCTGATTGTGCCTGCTGATTCTCGGCGATCAATTGCTGTCTTGATGCGGCTATATCTGATATTTTAGCTGCAGTGGACATTGCCAGAGCGCCAACATAACGGCTCCCCATTACGCCAGCTACAATGGTTAGCGCTGTACCGAGGGCCTGAATGTTTTCACTTGCCAGTATCACTGAATCGCTAAATATTTTTACGCCTGTTTTTACCGTTGCGTTTTCCCCAAAGAATCTTGCAACGTTATTTCCGGCTATCTCCAGAGACTGGCTGATGGTAGAAGTTGTTTTGGCGAACTCTCTCCCAATACTATCTCCCTGCGACAGGAGGCCATTGACTATGACATCCGTTGTCAATTTGCCTTGGGCGGCCATATTTCTAAGCTCACCGATGCCAACACCCAGAGAGTCGGCAAGAGCTATCATGAGCCGGTTGCCCTGCTCGTTTACTGAGTTGAACTCATCTCCTCGAAGGGCGCCAGATGCCATGCCTTGTGCAAGCTGGATAATTGCGTTACTCGCCTCCTCAGCTGACGCGCCGGATACAACAAAACCCTGATTGATTATTGTTGTCAGCCTTGTCAGGTCTTCCACGCTTACACCATAGCTTCTGGTAGACCTCTCAAGTCTGGCGTACAGGGTGGCCGTTGCGTCCAGTCCTGAGCGTGTTTTTTGCGCGATATCAAAAACACGATTAGTTACATCGGCAAGGGTTTCGAACGGCGGAACTGAATCTCTCACAGCGTTAGAGAGTTTGTTACTCATATCCTGCCACGCCTGAGCGTAGGCGCCAACCTGCTGCACTGACAAAGCAGCAAGCAATCCTTTTGCAACCCCGGTGAGGCTGGACATGGTTCCTTCCATTGAGCTTATAGAACGCTCAGTCCTGTTTACGCTGGCCTCGAGCCGCCCCATATTCCCACTAAGGTCATTTAGCATTGACTCTATTTCACGACTGCCAGCCGCTAACTGAGATGTATCAATGCCAACCTCATAGACAATGCCGCCAACTTCTTCTGCCATTATTTTGCTCCTTTGCTTTTAGCGGCCTTTCTGGCGGCTTTCTCTTTCAGTTTCTGTTTATTCAGCTTAGCCCGTTCATAAGACGCATCATACTGCTCGCGCGTCATGCCTTCCGGTTCCGGGTATTTTGATTTTATCATTTGCTGATACTCGGTCATGGTCAGGTCTTCAGCTTCCTCACGGGTGATTCCGAAATGGGTGCGAGCTGAGATGATGTAATCCGACATTCTCAGTTCACTGGTTGTGCGCTTTTGGTTTTCCGAGCGCTGAGGAACCTTGAGCGGAGACTTGCCAATGATGCCATGCTCCATCAGGTTGCGGGCAATAATAATAATGTCATTTACTGGCATTCTTCCGGTGACGTACTTCACACCGCGCGGAGTTGGCTTCCATGACCCAATGAGCACCGAAATATCATCATCACAACAGGACTGCATGATGAGGCAGGCGGCGCTGAGAACTTTCTTACCATAGGCAGGGCGTGAAAGGATTTTTGCCACCTGAATCTGCGCGCCATACGGCATTGACTGAATGGCGCCGAGTATGGCCGCGTATTCATAGCCATTAAGCGTAGCGTACAGCTCGACAATCTCTTTCGGTGAGCCAAGCTCGTTCATCGCCGCAAATGATGGTTTGAAGAAAAAAGACTTGTCAGCCAGGGAGATGCGCATCTCTCCGATTTCTGTTAGCGGTGTGCGTTGTCTCATGTCTAAATCCTGTTTTCATAATGACGTAATTATACCATTGACAGGGGGCGCAAGACTGACGTAGATTGAAAGCATAAGGTGATTGAGGGTTTGACATATGAACGAGACTGATGCTGATTTGAGATTTTACATCGACCTTTACATCGATCAGGGTTACACCTATGAAGAGGCGCGCGTAAAGGCTATTTTGTTGCTGGCTAAGATTGGCGTAGTGGTGGAGGATAAGAGATGAGCACTGATTACAGCAAGATAAGTGATTTTGAGATTAATTTACGTGTTGCAGAAATTGTGGTCAACTACGACTGCATATCAAGACTTCCGTATACTGACATGGCGGTGCATTAGGGTGATGCTTGATGAGAAGAAAAATAGATGACAGATAAACCCGCGCCAAGTGTCATATGTTACATAGTATTCGATGGTGTATGGAGTGTTCAATGTTAACAGACGTATCGCTTGATAGGCTTAATGAACTGTTCACATACCATAATGATGGTTATCTCGTATGGAATGTTGATAGATACGCCAGGAAGGTCAAAGGTAGCAAAGCTGGTTGGGAGTCAAAAAGCAAAGATCATCAGACGTCTTACATTAACATAAGGATAGATGGCAAGGTTTACAAATCTCATAGGGTAATATGGTTTATGAATTATGGTTATTGGCCTGATTACATCGACCATATTGATGGTGATGGGACTAATAATAGGATAGAAAATCTAAGAAATGTGTCAATGCCTGAGAATATGAAAAACAGGCCAAGGCAAAAAAACAATACTAGCGGCGTTAGTGGCGTTTGTTTTATTAATAGGTTTGGGAAATGGAAGTCTTCAATATCAATTGATGGCAAAAAGAAAACAATAGGTTACTACGTAAACTTTGACGATGCCGTTAAGGCGAGATTGATATATGAAAGAAAACTTAACTACCATAAAAACCACGGAAGAGGATGACGAATCACGCTACTCATGCGAGCAGTATCTTGACGCGCTCGTTACCATTGAGTTAGCTGCACGACTCGCAATGCTGGACCGCAGGCCTGTAAATCACGCAATCAGGTCATGCTGGTCTGCAATCAGGCCGAGAATTGATAATAAATTAAACCGGAAGATATTCGACGGAATGGTTTCACAGTTTATGCCACACGGAGCGCTGTGTATGTTGCGTCGACAACTGGATACTGCAATCAGAGAGGAGAATGATGATGACTCTTGATAATAATGATGCTGATACTATTTCAAAGTACATAAGAAGCAATCAACAATACAACGCCCCGGTCTTTGTTGATATTGAAAAACTTAGATTGATTCACATGGAGTTAGCAGTATCGCTCGCTAACTTGTCATTGTGGAGAATCCGCGTATCTTCATTGCTGAAAAAATAAACCCCCTTTCGGGGGTTTTCTTTATGAGGTCACGGTGACGACACACTTAGTAGAGTCAACGTAATCAGGACTGGTTGCCGAGTCCATCACGCGGCAGAAGTACGTACCAGCATCACCTGCGGCAGCAGTGGCCTTGGTGAGCGTGTCGGTAGTAGCATCGCTTATCGGCGAAGTGCCTTTATACCATTGGTAGGTATAAGGCTCGACACCGCCAGCCGCAACTACCGGACCGAGCGTCAGAGTGTCGCCAGTGGCAACGCTTTTGATTGCACTGATATCAGTGGTCAGCGTCAAATCTTCGATGCTGGACACGTCAACGGTAGAGCCATCATATGGCTTGAGTTCAACTGAGCCGGTGATGATGTCGTTGGTGCCGCCATCGTAGCTCAGAGCGGTGATGTTGCAGTAAGCCACCACAACGGTGTTGCCAGTGGTCTGGCGAACCCACAGCGAAGGCTGGCGACGCGCCTTGACTTCGGTGACAAAGTATTTAATGAGGTTATGCACGCCATACTCATCAGCCTTGTCAGCCTTACGAACTTCAAAATCACCGGAAATGGTGAGGTCTGCGGTAGTGACCAGCGTGGCGACAAAGCCATCGCCATCATCAGCCTCTGAGGTGGTGGTGCTTGGGCTGAAGTCGACGCCTTTTGAGGTCATGGGAGCAAAAAACTTCCAGTCTTCCTCTGCTGGCACAGCATCCCAGCAGCCATCAGCCAGCTCAATGAGCGACTGGCGACCTGTGATGATGCCGTTATCATTTGCACAAATAGCCATGTTTAGAATCCTCTGTGTTTAGCCAAACAATCGCATTATATCATGTTGACAGGTTTTGATTGGTGGTGTAGATTTAAATCAACAGCACAGGAGGTTAACTTGGTTGAGTTAATTATAATGTCGCTACTGGTAATCCTTAGCGTTGAGGTAAGTCCAGGCAAGAGTGAATCATACATTGAAACTGAATCACTCAAAATGAATACCGGCGAAGCGCTAAAATGCGCAGGCGCACATGATAAAGGGTCATGGTGTAGCGACATTACAACGCAAAATTGAAGAAGTGATCGAATTAGCGGTCGAAAGACGCCGGACGCGTAACCGGCAACTATCATGTAAGGGCATTGGGTTAGCGCAGCAGAGCAACCGTCAAAGTAGAGTCATAATCGAAAAGACGATTCTGTTTGGTCGATGCAATGAGTGCTCTTTCCGATATTTTTCGGTGCGACTTTGCGGGTTTTTAGAAACTGACCACAAAGATAAATGCAAACGAAGAAATGTATCTGGCAGTAGCCTAACGGCTAAACACCAGCAAGTTCTTCCGATTCCTTGTCAATGAATTCGGCGCATTGCGGCCCTGAGATGTGATTAATAAGTCAGGGCATACAACAGGAAATGGCATTTTGTACGTGATGCAGTGAATCCGATTTACCGTCATGTTGCAGCGATGAAAGTGCCATTTCCGTTGTGACGAAAACAAATAAAATGAGTGCAAGCGGATGAAAAACACTCACTAACCTGTAAAAAGGTCGAGCCAAAGAGCGGTAATGAGTTCCGGGGTTAGTAGTCACAACACACAACAGGTAAGAGCATTGCAGGTTTACATGGTGGACTTGATTGCCACGGAGTACGAAGCAAAGTGCAGTGCTCTTATCGTTGTGGTAATGCGGCTATGCGCACGCGGCAAGGTAGAGATACACTGGTGAATTGTTATGCCTGCTGGATTTACCGACCAGCAACATGGAGGCACCATGGCCACAACAATACATATGAAATGGGCTGATCACCCTAAAGTCGTCGAACTGATATCCTCTGAACTGCAATGCTAAATAAACTATCTTAGATAGGTTATTCTGGCACCAGATTCACGGTTGAAGCGGCGCACCAAATTCCCGTTTAGCTTAACTGGTTAAAGCACCCGACTCATAATCGGATGATTACAGGTTCGAATCCTGTCGCGGGAGCCATTACTCACCAAAAACAACCCTCAGCAACAATTCATAAACCGGCCTCTGCTCTGTAGTGAGTGTTGGACGACCAAGCGGCGCCTGTAGCTGAATCATACCAATGCAGCTATCAACTGGATGCTCTTTGATATATGAGATGACATCAAGCGCTTTTACTTTTGTTTCCTCGATGTTGTACTGACCCTGCTGGCCGACAACATAGAGCGAAAAATAGTAATCGCCGCCGAGTCCTTTGCTTACGTTCGTCCCGCCATTGGATTGCAGCACCATAAACCGGTCTGTGCCAACTTCGGTATCGTTCCAGAACTCAAGCTGAGAAGTCCACCCATCATAAAGGCCGGCATCGCTAAGGTACTGGTCAACAAGCTCAAGCATATCTCTCATTTTAGCGTCATCTCTTTTTTAATTACCTGATCGACAAGCTCGCGTGTATTTTCGCCAGCCTTGAGAAGGAATTTAGGCTCACCGCTCTTATCCCATACGTTGCCCTTTCCTTTGAGCCGCCCGGTGCGCGGCGTATTCGTACCCAGCAGCGTACCAGGTGCATTATGGACATACAGGGCGTAATTAGCAGTATACCCAATCTTGCCAGTTATGCGAGTGCCATTAACCTCAACAGTATCATACTGGCTGTTTATCAGCTTTGATGTGGCTATTGGCGTCATGGAGGCCGATTCAGTCCTGATGATGTAGTTGGCGGCTTTTATTGCTGATACCGCCTTCTCACCAGTAATCTCACCGACTATCTGCTGAGTGCGCTTAATAGCCTGCTGGATACCTCTCATTTTGGCGGCCATACATTACCCCGTTACCAGCGCAAAATCAGGCAGGTCATTGCGGTCTAACGTATTGCCGTAATTCACAACGTTTCTAATCTGGTCAGCTCCGGCAGACAAGGGGTCAGCGCTGGTGATAGTGCCAAGCATGATGAAGTCGCCAACAGACGCATCCTGATATTCCGTCCAGAATGTGTTTTTCTGTGCAATCTCATTGCCAGCTGTTCCGGTGGTCAGATTCTTATCGAAGCCATAATCACACATGATGGACTCTGGCGCGGCGAATGTTGGCTTGCCATACTTATCCTTGCCAGTAAGCCGCCAGATTGTGCATGGATATGTGTAAGTCCATCTGGCTATTGCTGACATGGCGCAGCCTCAAGAGTATAAATCCAGCGCGGAACCGGAAGGCGCAGCAATACCAGAACAACCAGCAGCGGAATGCACCATTTACGGATTGCGATATTTACAGTTAATGTTGACGTTTTCATGTGCACTTACTCCCGGTAACAACCCGAAACCACGGCTTTGCTGACCCATCAGGCTCTTCCACAAGGTCGCCTGTGCAATTTGCCGTGTCGAGTAGTTTCATCTGATTGTAAAGGGCCATCCACGGCTTGCTGCCATAGCCAAATGACTGCGACGCACCAGATGGCGCCCGGTGGCTGGTGATGTATCTTCCGGCTGTATTTGAGGCGATCAGGATAGATGCCCATAGCAGAATTGCATCCTGCCTGCATGTGTCCTCGGGGTAATTAAGCTCAAGGCACTCTGTGATGCTCGCCACCAGACACAGGATGCCCGTTGCGTCTGCCGTGGTGATAGTTACGCCTCTTGACGCCATGGCGGCGACAAGTTCACTTGCTGTCGGTGCTGCCATTCTTTTTGCTCTCCCGAATCTTCCACCACATCTCAAAAAGGTTTTTTGCCACCAGTGACAGCGCGCCAAGTATAGAGGCTACCGCTGCCCACTCGGTAATCGAATGGGGGATCATTGAGGCAATGTATGATTGCGCTACTGGCGTCTGCTCTGCCACCTTCAGGCCGAGGCCAGTACCAATGGACGTATAACCGGCTTTGTCGATTACCTGTCCGACGGTGCCACTAATTATCTTGTTTGCGGCGTGCTGAAGCGCGTCTCTCATTAATTATTCTCCGAATGATGAACCTCCAGCATCTGTACACCTGAACCAGCGAAAACGCTATGACGATAACGCCGATTGCTATATCCAATTTCGCCGCCTTACGTTTTTCAGGACGGAACAGCTCGGGGTGAGTGTTGTTGGTTTAATTTTATCATAAAGTGTTGACGTAGATTGAGGGTGTCGCTATAGTGATGACGTAGAAACAACAATAAATGTTAGAGGTGATGAATATGAAAGGTTTTAAAGGTACGCCGGGGCCGTGGTCAGTTAATGAAATAGGCCAGCACTGGAATAATAAATCATTAACCCATCTAGAAGTTATTTTTGGCGAGGATGGTGAATGCGTTTGCGACACTGTTTATCAGCGCGAAGATGCCAATCTCATAGCCGCTGCGCCGGAGTTGCTGGAAGCATTGACTACAACACTCGATGAAATCGGGCATTGGTTATCACAACAAAAACCAGACCTTAAAGAAAAGATGGCCTCTGCAATCGCCAAAGCGCTAGGAGAATCACAATGATTCGCCACGAAATCCGCAAAGAAGATCTGAAGGCGTGGGATAAGTTCAAAATCAAGCTGGCATTAATAGTTATCGGATTCGCCATTGCCAGCGCAATCTGTTTATCAAAGTGAGGAAAAAATGACATCTCTCGGAAAAATTTACTCAGACAAAGAAACTCGCGGCGGAATCGTGGTCAACAAAGGTTATCAGGTTCCTGTCGACCAGCTTTATCTTGAACCGGGATACAACATCCGCGAAGCCGATGAGCAGCACGTTGAATACTTCGCGCAGTGCTGGGAATCAGGCCAGCCAATCCCGGCGTTAACTGTTATTCCTGATGCTGACGGAAAGCGCATCAAGATTCTTGACGGTCAGCATCGTTACCTTGGCGCATTGCGTGCCATTGAGCGCGGCGTGCCAATTGTGCGCATTGAGTGCAAAGACTTCACCGGCGATGAAGCGGATAAAATCGCCTTCATGGTGTCATCCAGTCAGGGCAAGCAGCTTGACCCGCTTGAGCGTGCAAAGGCTTATGTGCGCCTGAAAGGGTTCGGATGGACGAATGAAGAAATCGCCAAAAAAGTAGGTCGCTCAGTTTCTGATGTGCAGATGCACCTGTCACTTGTTCATGTACCTGATGCGATCAAGCAACGCATCAATGCAGGCCAAATCAGCTATGCCAACGCCGTTGCGGTGGCGCGTGAGCATGGCGATGATGCCGTTAACGTTATTGATGCTGCTGTTGAGGAAGCGAAAGCGCAGGGCAAGGATAAGGTGACTGCGAAAACGCTCAAGGCCAAAAAAGTTAAGCCGATTGACCGCCTGATTCAGTTGCTGAAAGAAGCAGATCATATGGTGGTTGCTGAGGGCCATGTAGCACAGGAGACAGAAGAATTTTTGCGCCTTCCTTCTGCGGAGTTGAATGAAGTGCTGGCGATTCTGGAGAAGCTGTGATGACAAATAAATTAATTCCATGCGCAAGCCAAGGGAAGCGTTATGCTACTAACATCTGCGCGCACCTGGCTGAATATCTTCAATATGTGTCCAACAAAAAAACCAAAGGTCTGGTTGCTGGTCATTCTGTGTTGATTTCAACTGGAGAATCTCTTGGGCAAAAAATTACATACCAGTCAGGAAATGGCAGCCCTGTAATCCTGAACTTCTGCCCATTCTGCGGTGGAAAACTGCATAGCATTAATGATGAAGGCTAACAATTATGACCCCCGAAGACTTCATAGCCAAAAACATCCGGGCGAAAATCCCGGATATTGAACAGGGCGCGATTGATGCGGCACTGATGCAGTACAGGCAGTGTCGCAACATGACCGGAAAGGTGTTCGACGAACTTCTTTATATCGCCAGGCAGCATCATTTGAAGAATAAGCGCAAATAAGCCCCTTTCGGGGCTTTTCTTTTATCACGGAAGATAAGCGTCATCCTCAAACCACGAAACGTAAGCATTGATATTTTGTGCCGCAGTATCCAGTGACGTAATGCGCAACAGATAGGTGGTATTAGGCGCCATGATGACCTGCTCACCAAGTTTTGCCTGTGAATTACCCTGCCCCTGGTTTGATGCGTTCCCTTCACTATACGTCGCAGCCACCGTCAGCTGCCCGATACTTGTCACAGTAGAGCCAGTCAGAAGCTGTGCCGTTGCAGTATGCGGAGCAACATCATTTGGGTTATTAATCTCCGCCGCGGTGCCGCCAGTGGCTACAGCCCCACGGTAAATTGACGCAATCACACCTTTGCCGGTATAGCCGATAATCCGCTGATTAAACACAACCTGTTTTGAGCCGGTAATAAAAATGCTGTCAAGGTTAGCCCCGCCAGCAACATCAGTCACGCGACGCGATGCGGTGAATAACTTCCCTTGCTTGTTGGCAAGCTCCGAGTAGGACTGAGCGACAACCTGACTTGATGGCACTGAGGTATCAGCTCGCCATACCAGGACTTTCAGAGATGCAACGCCAGCAGGGAGCTGCGACTTGATCACCTTCAGTCGCAGAGCAACGCCATAATAATTATTATTGTTGACATCAATCCAGAAGTCACCAGATGCAAACGGCGACACCATTACGGAAACAGATCCGCTTGTTAATGGTGCGTGACCGCCGGAAGAGTTTAATGGCACAATCTGCACCTGCAATGCAGTCCAGTCTGCTGACATGGTTTCACTAAGCAAAACCTCTCCGTCAGCCGGAGTTGTGTTTATTTCGTACCTGACAGCCATGATAACCCCCAATAAAAAACCCGCTTGTTTGCGGGTTTATTTTACTTGGTTTTCTTCGCCCTTGGCTGCGATTCTTGCGGAGTTGCAACTTCCAGAATTTTCTCACTAACCGGGCGAAGTTTTGACTCAATGTGCGGAGTCGATTCGTCAATGACGTCGCCAATGGCAAGCTCCCGCAGACGACCATCTTTATCCTTGACGAAGATTCCGCTGGCGATAACTTCGTATTTAGCCATGATAACCTCTGATGGTTAAAAGGGGCTATTCGCCCCTTTGTTTTTACAGCGCGGTTTGCGTGCCGTAGCCGTTGAAAACTTTGCTTCGACCATTGAAATCCTTACGGATTTGCAGGCCCATAGCAGCCCAGGTCAGGAAGTTAAAGTTAGCATGAGGCGTGGTACGCGGCTCTGCATAGGTGGATACCGGCTGAGCGACGCGAGGGCGGATATACAGCGCATTCTTCACATAGCCGACGAAATGGTTCCCGGTCAGCTTGAAGTTGGTGCCGATAGACGCGATGCGGCCAACGTTGCCGGTTTTGCCGAATGCGAGGATATAATCCTCAATGGTGCCGCCTTTGAAGCCTGCCGCGTTGGAGTACGGGCGGCTGAAGGAACGGCGAACAGACGGAGATACCCACAGAGTAACCGGCTCGAACACGTTCTGCGCATCCAGAACCGCCTGGAAATCCTGGTTGAAGAACTCAACGATTTCATCAGGGGTTGCAGTTTGCAGGTCGATGTTCAGCGCATCAGTGCCAGAGGTGCTCAGGTTAAGCTGCACGGTGTTCGGGTGGTTGGTGATGCCGTAAGCAGTATAAACGCCGTTCACGTTCAGGCTTGCATCACCTACCAGCAGATAATCCGCCATGTCTGCGCGCAGGTTGAAGGTGGTGTTTTCCTGGTCATCAATCAGTGGGTCGAAACCTTCAGATTGCATACCCAGCAGCTCACGCCACTCACGGCCATAACCGGTTTTGAAGATCGGGATTACATCGCCGCTGTAGGAATAGCGGGTTTTATCCAGGTCTTCAGGCTCCTGACCGGAGATGGTGCGCACAACCTTGCCAGCATCAGAGGCCATGCGGCTAACTGCCACGGTCTTGCCGATGTTGATGTTGGTCGCCAGCGTCATCAGGTCGGCCATCATGTCCATGCCGGACTCGTTGCGGAATACACGGGTGGTAACGTCGTCCACTTCGCGCCAGTAATCCTTCGTTACCAGTGCGGTGGCGTTTACGCCGTATTCTTTCGCCAGAGCGTTTTCACCATTGATGAAAACCTTGCGGTCAACTGTCAGATGGCGCCACTGCTCTCTAACCACCTGCGAGTTGGTGATCAGGCCTTTCGTAAAGATAATCTTTTCCATTGTTCGGCTCCTTACGCCGCAGGCATTGCAGCATTGCCAGCACGACGAACTGCAACGAGTTCAGCGCCATCAGATGCTACGGTGTAGGCTTCATACGCATAGAACAGGATTTTATCACCTGTGCCAGCCACTTTTAACTCGCCGGAGCCACTGCTTGCCAGCGGAGTACCTTTTACCAGCGCGGATGATGCCGCAACCAGAGCGTGATACGTTACGCCAAATTCGCATTGTACTGCCATGCCGGTAGCATTCGCCGGCACAGCTTCGCTCACGTCTCCGCCGCCAACGTAGTTGTGTTGCAGGACATAAGGGAAACCATGACCGCCAGCAGTCGCATGCGCGATGATTTTGTCAGAGGAGTTGAAGTCGACCAGTGCGCCCGGTTGCAGGGCGACGTTCATCAGGCCTTCGCGCAACTGCGGGTCATTTTTGCGGGCCGGGCCGCCGATGATGGTGCCATAACGGATAGTAGCCATTATTCAGGTGCCTCCATATCAAAATCTTCTTCGGCACGGTTCGGCTGGAACCCGCCGGAAATCGGAGCCGCTTTACTGGTGAGCGCATAGGTTTCACGCAGTGCTTCGCCAGTCAGCGCATTAACAGCAGATTCCGGCAACTTCAGCTCAGCCATAATGGCGGCGCGCATTGCGGTTTCTTCCTGTGCGGCATTGGCTTGCAGCTGGTCGCGCAGGGTTTTGTTTTGCGCCTCCACATCGGCCAGTTTCTGGTTGACTGCGGTCAACGATTCCTGAACCGGTTTGAGGGCATCGGCTAATGCAGCCTGTACTTCCTCGTTAGTCATTGAGATTTCCCCTTGAGTTGTTTTTACCGGTTCAAGCTCTGTCTTATAAACAGCCTTAACCCGTTCACCGACTAATTCTACCATATCCTCACGGACGATGTAGGACTGCATATAAATGGTGCCGTCAATCTCAACGCCGAAGTAATTATCATAAACGGCGACGATATAGGGCCATACATCAGACTGAGTCTCGGCCTTGATGATATTGCGGAGCTGCTCAGTAATATCGGTGAATGATAGCTGATTGCCAGTCAGGCGATTGATGGCGCGCTGCCACCATTTGATTTTGTTTGCACTTTCGTCGGTCATTGCCGATTCCTCAAGGTTAACCACAACACGCTCAATGTCTTCGCCGTTAGCAGCAAAGATACCGACACCATCAGCAGGGCCGCCAGCACCTGGAATGCCAGGCGGAAGAATAGCGAGGTGATCCCATTCCATATTCCGGGCAATCCAGGAATATTTTTTACCCTTGGAAGTTCCTGATGCCTGCTCGCGGTTAAGTAGCAATCCGGTAGACACCTGAACAGGTTCAGCATCGGCGCTGTTAACTTTGAGTCCGTCAATGCGCGACAGCAATTCCCTGCCTTTATCAGAGCGCTCAGCTACCACTTTATTGATGTAAAGGTCTACCAGCGCCTTACTGCCGTCATGAGATGAGTTCTCAATCCATGCGCCAACGCTGAACTGATTGGCGGCCCGTGTCATGTTGGCTGATACGTATTTGCCATCAATCTTCGGGTGGTCATACGGCGCCGGTTTCCCGTCAAGGCCATGAAATGATTTTTTTATCTCATCGCCAGGGTACAGGCCACCGTTCATGACAATATCATCCACCACCGGCACAACATTCTTGATGACATAGTGCGGGTCGCCATCAATGATTTTTTCACTGATGTTGCTGGCTGAGTTGATGGTATACAGGATGTTAACCTGTAATTTATTATTCATGTGCTTGAATGCCTCCACCTCAGCAAGGCGCTTTTTCGCCGCTTCTTCGGTGTCGTACTCGCCAAACTGGTGCGAGCCATCCTTAGATTTAACGACCCATTTGTCGCCAATTTTGACAATCATGACCTTTCTCCGCGCTTGCTTTATTCCCGGATTATAACACACCATGAATATGCACCACGAAACGGACGCGAGAAGGTAAAGCGGAGATGCAGTAAAAGCGAAAAGAGTAGCAAAGAATGATATCAGTATGATTGGCATGGCTGCTACCTCCTGAGTGCAAGGTAACAGCCACGGAAGAGAATTTATTGAAGACTATTCTTATTTAACATTCCGCAGTTAATTTTTGCGCGGTTTACGGCATCCATGAATTTCCCGACAGACATCGTTTTGCGTATTTCAGCCAGAATGGCGCCGTGCAACATTCTTTCTTCGCCGTAGTAGAGCTTATCAAGTCGAGTGCGAACCAGTGCGCGGGTGCGCTGCATATGTCCCTTCGCCTTCATGGCCTTCTCTCTCCATACTCTGCCTGCATCATGATTCCCAGCGAGCTGGCGCTCGATAGCCTCGATTTCAAAGGCAAGCGTCATATCAATGTCATCCAGTTCGCTGATTGTTGCTTCCATGATTTCGTTAAGTTGTAGTTTCATACTTTCACCTTTAATCCATGTTTATTTAATGCAGATACAACCCCATCAACTGAATAAACAGCATAGAAAAAATCCGCCGGGTCTTGCTGTTCTGGCAGTTCAATCTCAATCGCCGCGCGTGATGCTTGCCATGCGCCCCAGGCAAGGTGAATGCCAAATTTAGCGTAGCAATTGCGCTCTGGCTGCCATTCGACATCTTCTCCGTATAATCCGTGGACATCTTCGAGCCATGATTCAAACTGCTCTCTACTCGTCATTTCTCCTCCTCATCAAAATACTTAATCTCGCCATCAACCATGTTTTGCCGTGGAATATGCAAATCAGTGCCATTAACTGACAGCATGATGCTGTTATCCAGCTCTACGCACCCATCGGCGAAGAAAGTGCTTTTCTTTCCGTTGAGCCACTCAATTGTTACTCTGCATTTTCTTTGTTCCACTATCCACCCCATCTCTCTGCGATTATTGGCCGTGCGCTCACAGTTGGTGACAAACAGCACGGTTCCTGATTTATGCTTTACCGCCCACATGACTGGCGCGCCCCGGCAAGCAGCTTTTCAAACATCATCCTGTCACGACTCATTCCAAACGGGATGACTTCCTGCCAGTAATATTTCCATGCACCGCCGGGAAGCATTTCACGGCCAACCTGACCAATGCTTGCCAGGTAGCGCATGCGTGCCTTGAGGATGGTGTAGTTGACGCCGACAGCCTCCGCTATCTGCTTGCTCTTGCGTCCCGGATTCGCCTCAAGATACGTCTGAATTGCCAGATCAAGCGCAGTATTATCGGGATTGAGGAAATACTTAAAGCAGCGCCTGCCATAGCTGACGCTTTCCTCTTTAATAATAAACCCCATACTCTCCATTTCGAGAAGATAGAGATTTATCCGTGCTCGGTCAGTGATTCCGGTCTGCTTGCGTATCATGGCATTGGTTGCGCCGCCGCAGCGCTCTATCACCGTGAGTATTTGCGTTTTAAAGTCCATTTGCGCGCTCCAGTGCATCTTGTTTGTAGTCGTCAGCGGTATAGAGGTGGCCGTTGCGGGTGTTCCATTTCATGATTGCTGTCGCTGCATTCATCCAATCATCAGTACGGCATCCGCAATCCTGGCATACTATAAAATGCCATTGCCCATCCTTGTTTCGCATGGAATTTTCGCCACCGCAAAACGGGCATCCCAGCAATTTCTCATTATTCATTAGTGGTATCATGTTGCTCACCTTTTGTATTCAAAAAATTCCCGTGAACCATTTTTATGAGTCTATCCCTCGCTTCCCTTTCTTGTGTTATTGATGAAAACCTTCCTCCATAATAATTCTTGCCGTTAGCGGTGATTTGAACCCTCCACCTTTCTCTCGATGAGTCCCAAACAACATCCTTAACTCCGCTTGTATTATTGTTTTTCACTCCCACATTCATAACATTTTGACATCTTGTGACTAATCTCAGGTTGCTGATGCGATTATCTTTCTTGTTTCCATTTATGTGGTCAATCTCATATCCCTTTGGTATATAGCCATTGCAAACAATCCACGCCATTCTGTGAGCATAAAACCTCCCAACAGGAAGTTGAATTCTCCAATAGCCATGCGATGTAACACCTCCGGCCACCATTCCTTGCTTTGACTTCCTTGAGAAATTATCAATCCATAGAAAGTTTCCTGTTTTTTCATCATACCTGAGAAACTTTAAAATTCCTTCCCTGCTCAGGTTACTCATTTCGCCACCCACTCACCAATATTGCTGAAATGCGGGCGCCCTTCGCGCCACTCAATAATTTCGCGGTTAACTTGCCGTTGCATGCGGTTGCGAACTTCGCGCAATTGGCCTTCAACCCATGCGCGAGTGCGGTCAAGTTCTTCCAGCTTGTTCAGCAATTCTTTTTCGTACACCTGATCAGTAGTCATTTTTTCTCTCCATCAGCACTTTGTAGTGAACGCCATAATATTTGAGTACCTGACTATGGTTATGCAGATACCCTTCATCATCTTCAATCGGCAGTCTTACCACGATGTAAAACGCCCGGTAGAGTTCTGTCCATCCATGACAACATTTGCGCTTCCTCGGCTTCATGGGCGGCCTCCATAGCAGCCAGGTCAATGCGCTGCTCGATAGATTTAATGATTGACTCTGGCACATTAAGCATTTGCAGAGTCTCCCGGCAATCGCGCTTATGAACCTCTGTCACCTCCTGCCACTTCTTCATTCCACACCACTCCTCGCAACTATGATACAATCTACAACACCTAGTATTGACTAATTGACGTAGATTAGTCAAGATGATTTCACAGGAGAGCGACAATGGCGAGACAACGCAAAGAACCACTGGAAGTACTGACTGAGATTATCGCTAAGCGCCAGCCGTTAAGCCTGCGAGATGTCAGATATTACGCGCACTGCTATGTAGCAATGCGGGAATGGAGCGCTGAAGAAATGTATGCGTTTGTGCGTGAGCACTTCAGCGTGGATGAGAAAAACAAAGTTACACTGAGGGTTGGGTGATGATGAAGTTCATCGTTCTTGATAATAGCGGAGGGAGTGCGATGACCGACAAGGAAAAGCATGGCGTCAGCTTCCGGGTGTTCAACAACCGCATCGATGCATGGGCGCATCTGATTGAGCACGACAATGGGCCGGATTCTCGCGTTGCTCAGATTGAAATTAAAATAATTGAAGAGAGTGGGGTGAATGAGTGATGATGATAAAACACAACTACCATAAAGGAAGTGAAGTTAGCGCCAGTGGCGAGCATGTGCGCATCAAGTGCGGAGATTTGATAATGGATGGCAAGTGGCATGAGGCCAATCTTGGCGCTAGTAACGGAACAGAAGCCCTCATCACCGAGCGAGGCAATCGCTATGGCAAATTCAAAGACAGCGCAGAAATCATGCAGTCACTGAAAGACACCATGCGCGACGTTGATGGTTGGAACAACCTTACGGCGAGCCAGAAGGAAGCGCTCGACATGATTCAGCATAAAATCGGTCGCATCCTGAATGGCGACCCGACATACGACGATAGCTGGAAAGACATTGCTGGCTATGCAACATTAATTGTTAATGAACTGAATGGGGAGGTAAGGTGATGGGTGTTTATGATGAACTTGACGATGCAATTCTGCGCCGTCTTGATGATTCAATCCGTCCTGTAGATATCGGGTCGATTTGGCGTGAGGTGTTGGACATTTCACCAGTCAAAAACATCACAATCCTTGACAGAAGAATGCAGGCGCTGAAAAAGAAGGGACTTGTTTATAACGTGAAGGGTAAAGGCTGGGCGAGGTTGTCGAAATGAAAAGACTCCTGAGAAACATCGCATGGGATATCTTCCTGACGTGGCCGCTGATTTACTTCGGCCTGTTTATGCAGAATGTGTATGCATACAATATGGCAATGGCTTTTTTCTGGTTCATGTCGATTGCGTCAATCATTGCATCAGTTGGTTTGCTTTCAAGCAAAGACCTTCTTGATAAATCCGTTGCTCGCTACAAAAAGCCGCTATGGATTCATCATAAATACCAGGTTGTGACGACATTTTGCGAAATAGCAGTAATGTTCGCGCTTGGTTATTTCTGGCTTGGTGGATTTTATCTGACCGCGACGCTGTTTCGCGCTGCCGCCAAGGAAAAAGTGACAGAGGAGGCTGGTAAATAATGCCGGTAAAGCAGAATAGAGTACCAAAGGCCTACATCATCACCAGCAACCGTGGCCGCCGCTATCTGGCTTTTGCTGGTGGTGTTGAGCATCAGAACGCGGCCATGTTTGGGTATAAAATTAAACCACTGTATGAGTGAGAGAAAAATGGAAGAGAAAAAGTATGTTGTTGAGTTCACTGAGGGTGAGCTTAATCAGGTAATGGAGTGTATCAAGCAGGTGTGGGCCGATGGCTTTGAAGATAAAGACCTTGAGAGCGCAGGAAGCAAGATTTTCGACAGGCTTAATGACCTGTAAAACAAAGCCCATTTACGGGGCTTTTTTATTACGGAGGGAGTTGTATTGTGCCTGGCACATCAATCCCGCCTCTCTTGCTGAGTCAGCATATTCTGCCAGTTGTCGATTTCTTTCGACAGATTCGCTGAGCAGTTGGGAGAGCAAAACTCCGGTACTGGCGGTTGGATTGCCAATGGACTCAGCGCGGGAATAATCGACGAGCTGCTTTCTGATTGTGGTGAGCTGTTGCTGCAACCTGCCAGACTTAACAGCAGCAGCGGAAGCATCAGCACGCGCGGCATCAATGCGACTCTGCGCTTCCTGCTCGATGGTCTTTTTGTCTTGCTCATGTTGTTCGCTTGCCTCTTTGTCTTTGACCTTCTGCGCCTCTACGGCGGCCAGATATCCAGAGTTATATTTCGCCTTCCCGTAATTGACCCACTTCCCGTAGATAATCAGCGCCAGAAGCATAACGCCGATAATGGCCGCAACAACTTTCCAGTTAGCCTTGAGGATTTGCAGAATCATTTTTCAGCGCCTTAATCTCTTTCTTCATGCCGTGCATTTTTCCAAACAGCGAGGCAAGAAGGATACTGTAGCTGATAGCCTTGACCGCAATGGGCGGAATGGCGGATTTGAGGTCTTCAGGCATGAAAGCCCATACGTGAACCATGGCGTCAGGCCAGAGCTGAATCAGCGAGCAGAATGACGCCCAGATGCCGATAAGCCAGTTACTGAGGCGCTTCATGACATGTAGACCTCACGCTCGGCTGCGCGGCGCTTGGTGAGTCCATTCATGACTTTGCCATTCGCGCGATTCCATACCCGGAACTGGTCGGCGGCGCAGGTGTAGCAGCGGGCGTTATGCTTTTTCAGAAGCGTTGATTTGCCAAAGTTACCAAGGCCAATGTTGTAGGCCAGCGACACCATTGCATCAAACTGGCCCTGAGTTGTCGGGGATGTGATGAGTGATGAGACGCCGCTTTCAAATTTCGCGACGTCTTTATCAAACCATGCGTCAGCCATTGCCTGCGTGACCTTCATTCCAGGCTTAACGTCGCTTCCGGTATGACCGTACCCAGCTGTGTACGGAGCGCCTCCGGTTGCCGGGTCGGGGTAGACTGCAAGCACCAAACCCTCATGAGATTTAATTAAATTCTTTCCGCGCGTTGATAGTTTCATTTGTTACCTCCGGTGATGCAGATTATTTTATCATAATCCTATTGACGTAGATTGAATCGTAAGCGATGATGTAGTTACACAAACACAGGGGATTCAAGATGAAAAAATTTATCGCAGTAGCAATTATCGCAATGACTTCATTTGGCGCATCGGCTGGTGAAGTGTGCAACAAAGTTGGTGATGTTGGATTCGCCGCGGCTGATGCTCGTGATTCCGGCGTGCCTCAGAGCATAGCAATGGCGGTAGCACAAAGTCCTGAGTACGGCGTAGATGCCAACAAGGTGCTTGGTGCAACGGTGAAGATGGCCTACTCAATGCCGAACAAGACACCAAAAGAAATCAAGGCAATCACAATTGCGCTTTGCGTATCAAGCATGGGTGACTTGTAATGTGCCCGCGCCTGATGTTTAAGGCCCGCAATCGCTACGTTAAGCTGGTAATGCGCGGAATGGATGAGCATGCAGCATGGCTGAATGTGATGGGTGAACTGAAAAGCATTTATAACGGAGAGAAGAAATGAAGCTGATTGATATTTTGGTTGAAGAATTACCTAAGCGTGGTGGCTGGGATGCAAAATGGCATCAATGCGCCCAGGACGGGAATGGGGAGGTATGTTTTTTCACTGACGGTGAAATAAACTTCAGGCGGTCATTCGACGCATGGTCTATTCCATCACATGGCGTGGCGCGACATGATGGCAAGGCTCGATTGTGGTTATTGTTGGCTGATGACTACCAAGAAACAATCATCACCCGAGAACAGTACGAAGCAGCGCTGGCTGCCAGTAAGCGCTGCGATCATGAGTGGATTCCAAGCGAGGGGAGAACGCAATCTGGTTATCTTTGTAGTAAATGTGGTAACTATGACGGCCCTGGTTATGACTGGATTGATTGGCCTGGTGGCGAATGCCCGGTGCCGACAGGAACTCTGGTTGATGTGCGTTACCGTGACGGTGAGGAGCTATTTTCGCTTCCTGCGGATGATTTAGCACCAAGCTGTCGTGATGCCTCATTCGCTTTCTGGCGAGGTGGTGCACAAGATAATGACATCATCGCCTACCGCCTGCACAAGCCGCAGGAAGCAGCGCAGGACAAAGTAGATGATGAAGCCGACCTGAGTGAGTGCATAGGTCAGGATGCTGCGCCGGTTTGGAGCGGAGAAGGCTTGCCGCCGGTTGGCGAAAAGGTTATTTTCTTTATCAATCCGCGTTTTGATTATGCTACTCAAGGAATGCCTGCCGAAGGACGTGAGATTGAAGTGGTGGCACATAAAAAAACATCAGATGGCAACGATGTTGCCGTTTGCTATTGGGATGAGAATGGTGGAGGAAGAGCAGTATGCCTTGTCCCGGAGAGTTTAATGCCAGCAAAATCTGAAGCCGATCGAAAACGCGATGAGGCGGTGAAAGCAATTATGTTAACAGGATGGTGTCAGACTGCCGCTGAGGAAATTTACGACCTCATTGCTGCTGGAAAAGTGCCGGGCATGAAGCTGGGGGATTAATGATTATCATCTGCGTGGCATGCAAGCACGAACATCACAACCGCGACAGAATTGAAAAGCCAGGTATTCAATATACGATGTGCCCAAAGTGTGGTTGCGGAGGGTTCATTAAAAAAAGTTAACAGAGGCCGCCGTCAGGCGGCTTTCTTGTGTGTGTCCTGCCATGCCTCACGCTGCTTATCGAGCCTTTCCTGCGTCCTCTCAAGTATCACCGGCTTGCCATCCATCACCAGCGCCGGAGTCTGTGCGCAGTGGCAGTTGCGGCGGTTTGCTCCCTCGCTGTAGAACTCATCAATCTCTTCGGGGGTGTAATACTTCCCGTGACGCGCGGCATGAGTGACACGGGTGGTTTTCATAAGCGCCGACTGCCAGAGCATGATGGTGTCCATGCCCAGCGTGACCTGCGCCTCTTTCACTTCGCGCCTGTTAGCCTCACGTAGGGTGTTTGTGATTTCAGTCTGAGCAATGGAGTGCGCGTAACTCCTTGATACGTCCATGCGGTTAACGATGTTTTGCTCAACCACTCCGGGCGCGTCGCCATTTGCAATACCAGCAGTGATGACCTCTGCCACCTGCTGTCGCGTGTAATCTGAAAGACCACCCCAGTCGTTATACGTGCGCGTGTACGCAAGCTGGAGCCGGTCGAGATACGGCTGAGAGTACAGGATTTCAGCAAGTGGCCTGCTGTCTTTGTATGCCGACGACAGGTCGCTCAGGTCTGAGCTAGCCTTCTGCGTACCGGCATACATGGCGTCGCTCACGTAGGATGATGCCCATAGCCTTCCATGTGTGAAATCATCGCCCTCCAGCAGCTGGCTATCAAGAATGCGCTGAAGCTCATCAAAGAATGTCGATGCGCGGTAGGCGGAGAAATCATAATAATAATTTCCAGCCTCAGCATTGCCGGTCGCCACAGGAATAGTGCGGAACAGATCGGCAACCTTCGATTTTAACGTCACATATCTGGCGTCAACATCGCGCACCATCTGATTGACGCGACCCACTGCGCCGAGCGGGTCTGTCAGGCTCATGCTTAATTTTGGCTGCGGAAGCCTGGCATTAATTTTGAGGAGGCGCATCAGTCTGGCCCTGCTGTTGGTCTTGCTGTGATTGCTGCTGCTGACCTTCCTGCAATCCTTCAGGAAGCTGCTCTTCCAGAGGCTCCATACCAACAATGCCACGCATCTCATCGGCGGTCATCAGAGCCATCTGACCTGCGTCGAATACGGATTTGTTTGCAGTGGCCAGCTTAACCAGCAGGTCGGCCTTGTTCAGCTCGGAAGGTGCAAGCAGGTCATCCCATTTGCAGTAATAACCGCTCTCCGGTGCCTTGTCCAGAATGCCAAAGGAAATCATCCGGTCGATGAATACCGAAATAATGTAGTCCAGCCAGTCCTCACGGCGCTGTTTGGCGCTCATGGCGTCGTCGGTTTTATCCTCATCGGATGCAAGGCGGCCAGTCTGCTGACCAAACAGGATGGTGAATGGCTTCTTGATGGATGCTGCAAACTGGTTGGCTGCAATAGTCCACGTTGGCCCTGGGTCTGCTGGCGTCACTGAGAGCACTTTGACATCGGCGCCCATCGTGAACATCGCCGCGTCAATAGCCTCATTCAGGCGCGCCACATCCTCATTGAGCACATCTGCCAGCTCTTCCAGCGGCACACCCATTTGCTGCGCCAGAGACTGAGCGGAAACGTTGTCTTTATTATAATTAACGTTGAGCTGTCGGCTTGCATTCTTCAGGAAGCCCTCGGCGCTTGATCCGGTGACTTTCGCCATGTCGATGAGGTGGTTATACCCGGCGCGCAGAAGCGGAACGCCAGAGTAAATGGAACCATCCATCGCGCCTTCGGCAAATACGATTACGCGGTCAGGGTGAATGCTCAGGGAGCGCGTTGGCTTGCCGTCGCTGTTGCAGGCGCCGACTACCGACTCCTGATATTCGTACATCTTCGGCTGACCATAGTCCTCACTGGCTTCGTCGTTTTCCCACTCGCTAACGCGAAGCTGCTCTTCCCATACCGGAATGTAACGGACAATGGCAGCATCCTTGATGCGCCTTGTTTTCGCAGTGTCTACCGGCTCATTCCACTGCTTTCCGTCACGGATTTGCAGGATGAGGCCGGAGTAGCGGTTGATGAGGTTGCGTCGGTCAGCATCCTTAATGAACGGCGCAGCGCGCTTAAACAGCTTATTTGCGGCCCTTTCCCACGGGGTGCTTGCTTTGTCATCGGCGCCTTCCTGGAGGATTTGCGGCGGAGTCTGCCAGCACTTATCGAGTACGCGATTGACGCCAGCCGTTGCCGGTGCATAGCGCTCATAGGCATAGCGGAACATCTCAGCGGTAATTTCTTCAGGGTAGCCGCATTCGACATACAGTCTGGTGTGCTTTTGGTCTATGTTTACACCGCCAAACTCCCGGCGCTGCCGCTCGATGAGTCTGTTATTGTTCGCCACTCGCTGCTGAATATAGGCGTTTACAGCCTCTAACTTTGACATTTCATCACCATAAAAAATCCCATCGCATGGATGGGATTATAGCATGGTGTAGGTGTTATTTTATCGCCTGGTATGTCAGGAAAGGAACCATCCCCGTGACAAATGCAAAAACAGTTCCCGCTAAGACGTGCTTCCACCCAGGGTTATTCACCTTTAGAGCGGCGCACCACCAGAAGATAAAATTAAATGGCACCCAGAACGACCAGAATAGTTGCATCACTTCACCTCAATCAACTTTGCTAAGAAACAACGCGCCAACCATAGACGCAACCAGCATGAAAACTGCAATACGCAGCACGCCGATATTCATGATATCGCTCAACATCGGTGGCTCCCAATTTATGAACCAGCAGACCGGGAAGGCCAGTACCAGGCATGCCATATACACTGCAAAGAGGTATAGCCATGCAAAGAGGTATAGCCATGCAAAAAGGAATCGTTTCATCACTCAATCTTCTCGCCATCAACCCAGCGTTGCAGCACTTCGATAAGCTGTGCGGCCTGGTGTTTGTCTATGCCAATAAATGACTCAACACCGGAGCCATTCTCTTGATACAACTCCACGACAGGTGTTCCATCCTCAAGTTCTTGCGCAGTTACGTGCATGTCATATGCGTTTTCTGTTTCTTCAATAATCATAAATCACCACCTTCATCATTGTTTAACTCAACATTCCGAAAGAAATCATTAATCGTCTTCAGCCCACTGTATCCCCGGCGCCGCTGCAACTCACACAGCACCTCATCATACATGCGCAGTAGGATGGCCTCATCCACATCGTACCTTTCGCACAGCGCCTCATCAGACACGCCAGCTCTTGCTAGTGAGTATATTTTCTCCTTCTGCTCCCACGAAAAAGATGAGTATGCCTTCATGATGCCCCGGTGATGTAGTTATGTCAATGCGCCTTGACGTAGATTCTAGCATGGCGTAGATTAAAATGAAACCTCTCGGAGAAATCTTATGAAATGTGTCATTTTTGAGCTTGATGGTGTGCTGCGCGATGCTGAAGGCAATGCTATTGCTGGCAACGTAGCGCTTGCTAAGTCGCTCTACTCTGCCGGGCACGACGTCCTAATCATGAGGGCAAAGCATGCGTATGAGTGGCTGCATGCTAACGATGCTTTCTATGATGACATCATGGCTTCGCACCAGCAGGTTGACGCTGACAGGGTGGCAATGGCGGTCGTTTCTGATGATGTGATTTATGCCGCCATGCGTAATGCGGGGATTCACTGCTGGCTTTACAAATAATTTATTATAAATGTTGACGTTGATTCATGGTTGATGTAGATTGTATTCATTGAGGCGGCTCGGGGCCGAGAATGAATGAGGTGCAAAGATGCAATATCAAGAACGTACTGCTGAATTACAAAACTTATATGCGGTTCGCGTAATAAATATGGTTTTAATGGGGATTGAGGTTAGTAAGTCGTCATACGTTGATCGCTTTATTTACTCACTCTACAACGGCGTTAAATCTAATTGGGATGAAGATTGCACATGGACTGAGCACTTTGTTGAAAAACTTACCGAGGAGCGTGAGTCAATAAAAAATGGCTCTTATTGGAAGATGGGAGATTTTTTTAGATTAATTGCTGCTGAAGATAAGGAGTTCTGGGAGGCGATAGGTGTCCCATTTAAAACATGGAAAAGCATTCAGCTTTGCAATTGATTACAGCTAGGCCCCGCAACGGGGCTTTTTCTTATCTCCTGCTCCTTCTAATCCATCCAGAGCCTCGCTGTACGATGTAGTCCGAAAGTGCGTAACGACACGAATCCCAAAAATGGTTATGCGCATCAACGATGTCAGTCAAAACTACGCCTGTATTTTTATCAACCTTGTAACTGTACATGGCTGCTTCACTTTGCATCTCCTTGCATCGCTCATGGATTATGATTGAGTCGCAACCACGCAACCAGGCAATGCCATCTTCAACGCTACCAGGCCATTTAGGGCATGGGTGGATGTCGAAGCCAGCGCGCTTGATGTGACTGATGGTTTCTGGTCTTGCGCAATCTCCATACCATCTGGCTTTTCTAGCCATAGGGAATGCCTGCTCCATTGCTGTTGGGGTATCAGTAATCTCAAGTCCAACCTTTCCATATTCGCGATTAATATAAACATTGCGTCGGTCATTAGGCAAATCCTCTACGTAGACTTCAGTCATTGCTGTTGGATCGGTACTGAATCCGAAATCTTGACCGAAATATGGACCGTGCCACTCTGGTTTTACCTCAAAGTTATCAACACGCCATTTGCCACCGAATACCTGCTCATCACTGCGTTTATTAAATTTTCCTTCCCATATCCAGAGATAGCGGTCGAAGTCGACTGCCTTCATTTTCTCCATGGATGCCGGGAGCGGGGTGTCATAAAACCACGGGTTGTCTCGGTAATTACACTCAATGATTAATGTGTCATCATCCTCATAGATGCCGTCGACCATCTTGTCGTAATAGGGCGCTACCCACTGAGTCCATGTGGCATCGGTTTCTTTGTTGGGGTTAAACGTCACCCATATCTCAGACCCTTCCGCGCGGATGGTCGGCTCAAGGATATCCCACGATGCCTGACTGACGTTTTCAGCTTCTTCCACCCATGCTTTCGATATCCCGGCAAACCCCTTTACACCGGTGATGTTGCGATAAAGGCCACGGAACCTGAATTTTGATTTCGTTCGCTTGTGGGTTATCTTGCCGTCGATGCAGCGATATTCCGATGATTCGCCTTTGCGGTCGATTTCGTCTACCAGTTCCTGATAGCTGGAGTCCTCGATAGACTGCTGAATTTCGCGGAAGCAGCCAATACGCTCAGGCCTAAATCGCGCGGACTCGGTGAGTATGGTTGCCACGGTACGGGTCTTTGTTGATGCTCGGCCACCAAAGACGACCTTATTGCGCTTCGGATAAAGAAGCCTTTCGAGTTTTGCGGGGATTAAGTGATCTGCCTGCGTAGTTGCATGGGTGACATCCTCAACGCCGCTAGCGGTCATTCTGAGGCGCTTGACGACATTCTTCTGCATGTCGCAGATACCGAAGATGGCCGACTCAGCAACATCGGTCATCGCATCATCCACCTGCGCCTCCAGCTTTTCGATTGCCAGTGCAGAGAGGCGTTTACGAGCCATTTGCGCCCTCCATCATCTTCTCAAGTCGCTCCAGCCTCTCGGCAAGCTCAGTAAGCTCTTTGACGTCGAGGCCAACCTTAATCATTGATACAACCTGAGACGCAACATCAATGGGAAGCTCACCAAGCGAGACTGACTGAATGACATCTTCAATCTGCTGCACTGGTGTTGCACCCTTCTGGTACTTGAACTCAACAGGAGGGGCCATTGTCTTCTGCATGGGGCTAATGCGAAGAAATATTTCTTTCAGCATTTGCACGCCCTGAGTTGGATTTTCCTCCACCATTCTTATTGACGTGCGAATGAATGCATCAAGAAACTCTTCTTCACCCATCCCGCAACGTTTTAATGCTTCTATTAGCCTGTTTCTGTAGCTCAAACCTCTTCCTGCTGGCTGGTATTCAGCAGAAAACTTCATTATAGGATTTGGATTTGCCATGTCGTTTTCGTCTTTTCGTAAACCGAATACAAGTATATTAACACATGGCGTAGATAAAAAAGAAGCCAGCGAGATGCTGGCTTAAAGGGTGGCGAGGTGATGATCAATGAAACTATTATACACCATGATTATCGTGAAACCCATACTCTTCTTCTGCTTTCTTTCTTGCCAGCTCCGCGTCAAGTATGTCGTTGAAATATCCAAGATGTATGAACTTCTTGTTAACCCTTATTTTTGCTTGCCACTTTCGCTTATCCTTCCTCCAGTGTACGCCAGTTACTCCGCTACTATTGCTGGAGTACTTAGATTTGTTTTTTAGATTCCCTCCCCTATTTGTCAGCCTGAGATTTTCAATCCTGTTATCTCCAGGGTTATGGTTTACATGGTCAATCTCCAACCCGCCAGTTATAGGGCCATTATGCATTTCCCATATAATTCTATGCGCAAAGTATTTTCGTCCATAGCACCAAATCGACGTATATCCTTTTGTCCCTGAGTGGCCTGCAACCTCACCTTTTCTTGCCTTGCGGCCAGTATCCTCCCGCCATATCAGATTTCCGTTGTCGTATTCAAACAGCTCATTCCAGTCTATTCTTTTCATCACACTTACCGCTCCTGCACCACAAATCATTGCGTGGGGATTTAACGTGAACCACCTCAATCGCATCAGGGAAGGCTTTGGCGATTGCTGCTATGAAGTGGTCGACGCCTTCAATCTGCGCAGCCTTCCACACCTCCTGCTTTGATTTTTGCGGCATTACTGACACCTCGTCGTTGAGTACATGTGCCGAAGCATGCTGTTATGCTCAACCACCATCATCATACTGCCAACCTGAATTACGGCATGATGCTTTCCGGTCTCCTCATAAAGAAAGTCAGCCTCCTCACATGCAGCCTGAATATCGCTCCACAGCATAAATCACCTCACAATAAACCAGATAGCTAAAGCAACAACAATCCAGAATGCCAGCATTGATACGGCAATAATCCTTCGGATGAGGTAGGATTTCATGGCTTGCCTCCGTTGAGCATGGCGGTGGTGATATTTCTTTTTAGAAAGTTAATACTTTTCAAAGTATCATCCTCAAGCGTCGAGCCTTTGTAACCAGTTGAATGTGCTTCAGCTCGCTTATGGTGGTACCTTAATGAAGCAATACATTTTCTTATCGCGTCATGGAATGACTTCTCTTCCTCCTCAAGTGCAGCAACCTGGGCTTCTGTTAGAGATACCAGCGCTGGCTGCGCGTGGCGATAGAGTGGCGTGCAAGTTATCTCGTGATCATTAATGTCTTCCTGGCTAACATATTTCGATACATGGCTGCGGCTAAGATGCCCCTCTACCCCTCTCTCTCTTTCATACTTGTCCTGAATGATGTATGCGAACGGCTTGCTGTCTATTGCGGCCAGCACCAAGCAGGCCAACTCTTCCGCTTCTTCAGCTGGCAGCATTACGTTGCTTCCGGTGCCGTAGGTTTCACGCCATGATTTAATTTTTTCCAGGCGCTCTCTGGTTATGGTTGATTTGGTCATTGGGCTATTCCTCCACGCTTATATCTACGGAAACTTTCATCTTCCCTGCGGTGACCTCAAAGCCAGTAACATCCGCATTAAGCATGTATTCCGAGATAACAAGGGCGAGTAGTTTCAATTTGGCGTCGGTGTTGTTGCCGTTCAGTTCTTCCAGGAGCTCGACAACCGGCTCCATGTGTTCACCCATTTTCATCACTCAGCCTTCACCTTGAAGCCAGCAGTATGAGCCGCCAGGCATTTATTGAACCCTTCGTTGTTATTAGCCAGCCCAAGATTCCAGCCAGCAGTTAAGCCAGCTCTGTAGGCGCTCTCCTGCAGGTTTTCTCCAGTGACGGCGTGGGACTCGTCATCCAGCGGTGGCAGATCTGGAGTGTTCACGCCAAACAGCGCCGCCAGTGCTCGGTAGTTCTGCTCGGAATGGTAGCGGCCTTTGCAGCGGACCAGTTTCTCGGCTGCTGCGTTGATGGTCTGCGCCTTCTCCAGCGCCTCTACCAGCGCGAGGGCTTCATTCTCTCTCAGCGCTACCTTGTCAAAGCTTTTGATCTGATTTTTGATGGTAATCAGCACCAGTTCGGTGATATCAGTTGTCATGCTGAGTCTCCTTGAGCAAGAGAATCGCGGATTTTCACGGTCTCCGCGTTGTGTGCATTGGCATAAGCCATGCGACGCTTATCCATCAGGACGACAAGCCGATACGCTCGAAATGCATATTTGCGGTCGCCTTCACGGCCTTGCTCACGGAGGTGGTCACGCAGCATCGTGAAGAAATACGAATGGCCATCTCCGTCGATATCGTCAGGCCAATCAGTTTTGTTAAGCAGCCAGTCACGCGCTTCTGCGCATTTCTGGCACGTCTTGAAGTTGCTGGCATCGCCACCCTGGACAATAAACGCTTTCTCGTAGGTATCGCCTTGATTAATAGCGCCGTAACATTCACAGCAGCGATGTAACTTGCGAGCCTTAACTTTTGATGAAGTATCGAAGTCGCTCATTTGTCTGCCCCCTCGCTCAGCTGCTTGGCGAATCTCTCAGCGTCTACTGCGCTCCCTGCATAAGCCGCACGCAGCACCTGGTCCATTTCGTTGCGATGCTGACGAACGTATTCCTTCTGACTTTCAGCGAACGCCTCCACCCCATCAGCCTTAATCCCGGCTACGATGCGATCGGTGGCGGGGGTTTCCGCATTGAGAACAAACTGGAATTCATGGAGCGTCTGACCGTCAACAAAATCACCGATTGATGGATCAATAATTTTATTAAGCCTCGAGTACACGGCGCATGCTTCGCCGAGCAATTCCTTGCCTTTTGACTTCAGTGCCGCATTCTCCGCCGCCAGCTGCACGCACAGCTTTGCAACTTTTGGGTATTTTTCCTCTTTGATTGAGAGTTCACCGCCACTCTCAAGATTTTTAATAATTTCCTGAACTTCTTTAATTTCGATATACATAAACTCTCACTTAACAGCCTGCAAACGCTCAAGCTCACGCATCAGTGCAGATACACGGCGTTGCCGCAAAGTCTCTGCATGCTCTTTTGCCTGTTGTTCATCAAGCCAGTATTCACCACGTTTAAAGTAAACATCGCCAACCACAGCCACCTGACCATCGGCAAATAGCTGTGCGCTTTCGTACTTTTGAATGCCGCGGGTCAGCGCGTACTTCGTGACCCATATAGTCTCAGCGCTTGCTGCGTTAGCGATAATCAGTAAAACCACTGCCAGTAATTTATTCATCGTTGCTAAACCGGTTTAGTTTCCACCAGATGACACGATAACCTGCTCAAGCACTCTCTGCTTTCCTTCTCCAATAAAAACGCGACAGACGCGCTTACCGTTGCTGTATGCATTCATCGCCTGCGCCATCATAAAGTTTTGCGCTTTCACTGCGCCCATTTCTGGCTCCAGTTGAGTGCGCGTGTAGATTGCTTTGGTCATTTTCATCACCTCTTTGTTGTTGGTGTGGTAACTATACGATGGCGCTCAATCTACGTCAATATGATGGTGAAAATAAATCAGCTTGGGGTAGTTTTTACCCCTGTGGGTAAGGTGTTGGGGCAGGTTAATTGCCCCAGATTTTTCGCGGTAAGTTAATGTTAATATTGTAATTTAACAATTTAGGGGCAGCATGGTATGTTTTCACTCATATCCCCTTATATATAACCCATATAATTCATTTGTTAATTTATTGTTAAAATAAAATCTATAATATGAATAATAATATACCCAATTAACCCAACTACTACTATTATTATTATATTACATACACTTATAGAGAAAAATCTTGGGGCAAATAGGGTGCCCCAATGCTGCCCCAGATGCCCCTAATACGCTGCGTTGAGTGGTGTTGATTTTTGGGGAGTTTGGTGGTATGTTTTAGGGAGCAAAAGACGAGGGGGTTTGATATGAGTAACCATGGAATTTTATTAAAGCGAAAAATGAATGATAAAGGACGTGGAGCAAGGTGGGTTGCTTCACCAAAATCAACGACTGGATACTATGGTGTTGATTTTCACAAGGCATCAAAAAAGTTCCGCGCCAGAGTGATGGTTTTAAAGAAAAGATATGATTTGGGAATGTTCGATACGGCAGAGGAGGCAAACGCAGCCGTACTTAAAGCTAAGCAGTGGCTATCAGAAAACCCACACGAATCATTTGCAACCGAGTATGAGGTTTAAATGATTACAGCACAGGAAATCTTCAACCAGGCAAGAGAGGCTCACACCTCAGCGGCGCGCGTAGCCATTCATCATGGCATGACGCCAAGCCATAACATGTGGCCGGAAATTAAGGAAGGGCAGGAGAAGGATGTAACATACTCGGAGATAGAGCTTACCAGCGATAACAGGAAAGACCTGATAACGCGCTACTCAGTTGCAGCGGCGAGGGCTGTGCAATTCCCAGTTAGCACATCATTCATGCACCTGCTTGGCTGCGTAGCCAGCGCCATGACGCGAAATTTTAGCGTTGAATACTACGGTTCTGAATTGCCTGTTTCCTTGTACGTGGTGACGTCGCAGCCGCCATCAGCTGGCAAGACAGCCATCAACTCAATGCATATGAACCCGATAAAAATTGAGTATGACAACCTGTCAAAAAAGATGGAGAAGGAAATTGTAAAGATAAACATTCGCATTGAAGACCTGATGAAGGCTTACAAGGAGGCAACTAACCAGAACGCGAAGGCCATCATTGGAGATGATATCGCGAAAGAGAAGGAAAAACTGGAAAGTCTTTACACCATCACCTACCCGTTAACCGATGCAACACCAGAAGCGGTGCAGCACCAGGCAATTCATGAGGGTGGTTTTTTCAACCTGATAAGTGATGAGGCAAGCGTTTTAAATACCTGTCTTGGACTTTCGTATGGCAAGGATGGAGGAAAGTCTAACGCCGAAGTCATCCTTAAAGGCTGGGATGGCGGGTTTGTTGGTTCAGCTCGCGTTGGTCGTGGTGTTTCATCTGGCTACGTACTTGGAAACATCAGCGTCATTGCACAGGACGAAAGTATTGATGCCATTCTTTCCGCTGGCGACAGGGGTAATGGATTGTCAGAGCGATTCCTGATGCTTCGTGAACAGTCGATGTTGGGTTATCGTGAGCATTGGGATGTTGAAAATGATTGCCCGGTAAGTAAGCCAATGCCTAAAGAACTAAAGGCAGAATATGCCAGATTTGTGCATAACCTTGTGGCTTCTGAGAAGGTTGTTTTCTCCCTCGCTAAAGAATCTCAGCGTATGATTGGACTTTTACGAAACCAGTGGGAAAAGAATTTCCTGCCAGGTGGTAAATGGGATCACGTTTTGCTTCGTGGCGCCATGGGTAAGGCTGACAAACAGATAATCAGGCTTTCAGCAATATTCCATGCCGCTGAAAACTGGTGCGATGGCGGTCGTCGCTCAAAAATTATTGGTGAGGAGCATATAAGCCGCGCCATAAGCGTTTATGATGCACTAACAAAAACATTTACCGACGCCGTTGAGTCAAATGGATACGCTGGCGAGAAATCAGAAATTGACGTTGTTGCTGAAAAATTGCGTACAGCTGCGCAAAAAGGAAAGACAAATGTCACGGTAAAATGGCTGTATGATTCACTAAAAAACGTTAGACCATTCAAAGGTATACCGCACATTTATGACAGACTCAAGTCAAACGTTTTGCCGTCTCTTGAAGAAGATGGATATTGCGTATTCCTTAATAACACTGTTTACCTGAATCCGAGACTGAAATGATGAGCAAAGTACATGAACTTAAAATATTACCTCAACACTTTTGGCCTGTTGTTGATGGTTTAAAGAGGGCTGAACTAAGGAATAACGACCGTAATTTTAAGGTTGGAGATATTCTTGCTCTTTATGAATGGGATGGTGATTACACAGGGGAGAGGGTTGATAAATTAATTGTGCATATAGCTGATGTAAGCTCGTATCTTCCTGGTTACGTTTTAATTAGCATGGAATAACAAAAACCCTCCGGCAGGAGGGTTTATTTTTTTAGTGCTTCAATAGCTCTTCTGGTTTATACAGCCTTTTTCTTATGGCGCCGCTGTAACGGATATCCTGACCATCATCAGTAATCAGTATCGGAAGACCTGCATTCTCGGCGGCGCATACCTCATCGAAATTATTATTAATGATACAGCGTAGTTTGGTTCGCTGCTCATCGCTCACATTGCGCACAACTTCCCACATATTCTCAGGAGACCAGCAGCACCAGACATGGGCGCCAGTAAGCCGGTGTGCTCTCCAGGCATCGAAATAATCAGCAACCAGGTATGTCCATTCAGTCTTATCTCCGATGGGTGTCACTGCGCCGCGCGTAAGTCTTCCGCGAGTGTACTCATGGCTGAAACCCGCGCGAAATGACACGGTTTCATCATCAGCCATAAAAGCCACATTGCATGGCGTCATGGTTCCAGCCATATATAGTGGTATCGCCACCAGCTCACCAGTTTTACCGGTTATAGTGTCGCCTCCTGCTTTTCCCATTATGGCCGCCACTTCTTCCTCTGTCAGGTAGTCAGAAGCATGGTTAACCTTTGGTAGTTGCTTTTTAATCGCCTCAAGTTTTTCGCGCGGGTGCATGTTAAGAAATCCGGCCAGTGCCTCCATTGACTCTGGGAACGTCATTCCTGACAGCTTCATTAGCCAGGTGATTCCACTGCCGCTTCCGCACTGGTTGCAGATGGCGCCGCCGTCGCCTTTTGTTTCGAAGTGATTATCCCAACGGAACCGGTCAACCCCCATGCAGTGAGGGCATGGTTGATGCTTCCCAGTAAAAACATTCCTGTCAATATTCACTATTGAGAGTAGGGCAGCCTCCCAGTTACCTACCATTAAAGGCTCTATATCCTTCCAGTCGTATCGCATAATTTAACCTTGATTGTTGCCGTAGATTCAGTCTACTATTGTGACGTAGATTGAGCAACATAAAGGTGGATGAAGTGCAAAAAATTGATGCAATGATTGCTGAGCTGGATATGGATAAGCTACGGGCCAGCATCCATACCGGGGAAATTGAACCGCGCCCCTATCAGTGGCTGGTATATGAAAAGACAGCTGAGGTTATCCGCAAGTTTGGTAAGCAGCCCAAGCCAAGTTATGTTACCGCTTCAGTTGGCGCCGGTAAGACCATCATGATAGCCATGATTGCCCGTCGGTTTCAGGATATGGGTTGGGAGGGGCTTGTCATCGCGCGACAAGGCGAAATTATTGAGCAGGATGCTGAGGAACTCTGGAATCTGAGCGTAAAAAACTCTCTGTTTAGCGCGTCCCTTGGGCGAAAGGCATATGCCTATCCGCTTATCGCGGGAACGGAGGGAACAATAATAAATGGTCTTTTTGATAAGACAGCCGATGATGGCGCTGTGACGAAATCACTGTTATCAGACTTTTCCCCGCGCTACATACTGGTTGATGAATGCCATCAGGTTAACTGGCAGGACATAATATCAGAGCAGCCAGAGACGCAGTACGGTGTCATCATGAATGAACTTAACCGGCGCTGTAAAGCGAAGTATGGGCATGAGGTGATTGTCATTGGCTATACAGGAAGCCCATTTCGCGGCGTTGAGTCGATCAAGGGGGCTTACTGGAAACATGAAATCGTCAACATCAGCACAAAATACCTTGTCGATCTTGGGTTTCTGGTGCCGACAATTTTTGGCGGGCAGGATATCGAAGACTTGCAATACGATCTGCATGAGTTTGCCAGTAGTGACGTTGACGGCGTACAGGACTTCACTGATAGCCAGCTAAAAGAGATGCAGGAAGAAATCCTCAAGCAGGGTACATTGACACAAAAAATCATGCTCAAAGTCATGGAGCTTACGCGCGACAGACTAGGTGTACTCATTACCTGCGCCGGTAAGAAACATTGCAAGGAGGCTGCAAAATACTTACCAGAAGGAAGTTATTCCATTGTTACCGAGGACATGGGGCAGAAGGCCAGACGGAAAGCACTGAAAGATGCGGCCACAGGGCGTAAAAAATACACGCTGCAAATCGGTTGCCTCACTACTGGCGTCAACATCCCATATTGGGATACGTCTGTCATCCTGAGAAAAATTATGTCCCTGACTCTTCTGACGCAGTTGCTTGGCCGACCAATGCGCCTTTTAAAGCCTGACCAGATTGCCGCAGGTCTGGTGAAAGAAAACCACCTTTGCCTTGACTTCACCGGAACCATGTTCGAGTTGGGCGGTCTGTACGAAGACCCTATTCTTGAGGAAGCAGAAGCGCAGCGCGCCAAGCGCAGCGGAGAGCAGGTTCCATGCCCTAAATGCCAGACGATGAACAGCCCATATGCACGGCGTTGCATCGGTAAAGACTCAACGTCTCCAGATGGACGATGCGAAGAGTTTTTCAGCTTCATTCGCTGTGGTTTCGACAAGCACGGCATCCGTATTTTTGATGATGGTTGCGGCACAAAGAACGACCCTACAGCTCGTTATTGCCGTCAATGCGATCACGTTTTGCGCGACCCTAACGCGGCGCTTAATGAGCGCGCTTATACGGACAAAGAATGGACAGATGTGCAAGATTTTAAAGTAGAGTTGACCAAAGACGCTGAAGGGGTTCTTTATCGTTACCTGGTGGTGAAAGCTGATGGAAAGACCGGCTGGGCAAATGAGGTGTTTTATCCGTTCGGAGGAAAGCCAAAGCACTTGCGTGACATGTTTAAAATGAAGGCTCTGCTTCCGCACCTGGAAGATAAATCAATGATGAAGAAAATGATGGACTGCCATGATGCGAAGACTTTCATGCATTACGCCGGGTTAATCCGAGCGCCTAAGCGCATCACGCATCGCTTTAACGATAAAGGCCGCGATATCATCCACCGCAAGGATTTCATAGGAGAACAAATTGAAGCAGCTTGATAGTGGAATGTGGGTATTTGATAGCGGTTATCGCGGGGAGTGTCCAAGGGAGGAAACTGACCAGATGGCCTATGGTCTTTGGATGCAATACCGATTCCCTGAAGTCCTGTGGTTTCATGTGCCTAACGAGACTGGAACAAAGAGTGGTCCGCAATTCATCGAAAAACGCCGAAAAATGGGCGTCAGGAGCGGTGTAAGCGACAATGTGATACTAACTCACGGCATTAATCATAAATGCGGCCTGATTGAGTTGAAGAGGCGTGACAAGACAAAATCAAAAGTATCGCCATCGCAGATTGAGGTTCTTGAGTGCGCCATTGCAGAGGGTCACTTTGGCGCTATTGCTTATGGTCTTGAGGAGATAAAAAGAGCGACGTTATTCTATTTTGGGCTTGATGAATGACGTGGTTTGATGTAGATTCATCTGACAATAACAAGTGAGGTGATGGATGAAGGTTTACTTTAATAACGAATTAAGCAATCAAGAATATCATGCTGACACAGAGCACATCAACGGCTCTGGCCTATGGAACATATATGACCGCTGCCCAGCTGCATGGCGCTACAAAGACGAAGAAGATGAGCAATCAAAGGCTCTTGTCTTCGGAACCGGTAGCCATACCGCTCTGCTTGAGCCTGAGCGTTTCGAAGCAGAATATGCCCGCATGCCAGTTGTCGAAGATTTCCCAAAAGACAAAGATGGCAATCGCACGGTGCTGGTGACAGCTTCCGACATGAACTCATGGGCGAAAGAGCGCGGCATTAAAGGGCTTTCAGGTAAGACTAAAGCCGAAGTGATTAAAATTATTCAGGCCACTGGCGAGACAGTGCAGATTTACGATGTTATCCGTGAAGAAGCAGAGAAGGCCTCTACTGGTAAATCAATGCTGGAGGGCAATGATTATGACGCCATCATGCAGATGCGCGCCGTAATCCATGCAAACAGCTATTACAGCAGCCTGCTTTCTGGTGCTTATTCCGAGGTATCAATTCTCGGTAAGTTGCTTGGCGAGCCATCAAAAGTACGCTTTGACTGCCTTACTCGCGGTGGCGACATCATCGACTACAAAACAGCGGTGAGCGCCAAGCCTGATGAATTTTTTCGCCATGCTGCGCGGCTCGGGTACTTTATGAAGATGGCAATGCAGCACGACATGTTTGTCGAGGCTTATGGGCATGCGCCTCGCTCGGTAAACCTTCTGGTGCAGGAGAAAAAATCTCCATTCATCCCTGCGTTGATTCGTCTGACTGATGAACAGTTACGCATTGGTCGCATTCAACTGCGCAGCGCGATGGAAATCTATAAGGCATGCAAAAAAGCCAATTCATGGCCCGGTTACTCAATGGGTAATCCGGTCATCGAAATGGAAACGCCTGAGTGGTTCAAAAAGCAATTTAACCTGTAATTTATAGTAAATGAGATGAAGTGATGGCGAGAGTTACAAGATTCACTGATGGTTATAATCATCTTATGAGCGGGCCATGTACAACATTGGATTCTCTTTGTGGTATCTGCCAGGACCATGAGAATATGCCGCAAGGACCAGAATTTGAAGGCGAGGTAACCTGTCATGCTTGCCGAGAGACGGCTTGGGTCGTTTTTGATTCATGTAAAAAGAAAGAGGTGAAGTGATGAAATTTTCAGAACAGAAAGCAAACCTGATTAAGGCTCTGGTAGAGGCGCGAAAGGTGATGAGCAGCAGCGCTAAAAAGAACGCACAAAACCCGCACCTTAAAAGCAACTACGCTAACCTTGAGTCATTCCTGAATGCTATCAGGCCAGCGCTTGAGGCTAACGGTCTTATCATCATCCAGAACGCCATTGAGAGCGATACGGTTGATGTTTTGAAGTTGGAAACGACGATCATGCATGAGTCTGGTGAATACATGTCTTCAGTTATGCCAATGCCGGTTGCCAAGAAAGATGCGCAGGGTTATGGCTCTGCAATGACGTATGCTCGCCGCTACTCTATTGCGTCCATGTTCGGTATTGCGCAGGCTGATGACGATGGCAATGCCGCGAGGAAGTCACCTAAGGATGCAGCCGCACTCATTCGTTCAGCAGCAAGCATGGATGAGCTTACCGCTATTTATGGTGAAGAATACAAATCATTCCGTGGTGATGACGCTGCTACTCGCGTAATCGTCGGCGCATACCAGGAAATGAAAGCGAAATTCATTGCTGGCGGCAGTGATTTCAACCCGGCCAAACTCCAGAAAGCAGAGGCGCCTGCGCCATCTGCAACCGAAGAGAAGCCATCAACATCTCAACAGAACATCGAAAACTTTTAAGGGTAAATTATGGCATCTCGCGGAATCAACAAAGTAATCATTTTGGGCACTCTCGGACAAGACCCTGAGGTTAAATATATGCCATCTGGCGGCGCTGTGTGCAACCTTTCTCTGGCAACGTCAGAACAGTGGAATGATAAATCCACAGGGGAAAAGAAAGAGCAGACAGAATGGCATCGTGTGGTTATCTTCGGAAAGCTGGCGGAGGTGGCTGGCGAATACCTGCGCAAAGGCTCTCAGGTATACATAGAGGGTAAATTACGCACTCGAAAATGGACAGATCAAAGCGGTGTTGAAAAATACACTACTGAAATTGTCTTGCAGCCGATGAACGGCGTTATGCAAATGATTGGTGGTAAATCAAGTGATAATGGAAACCAACAATCACAGCAGCAACAACAATCAGGAAGCAATCAGCAGTCAGGATGGGGTAAACCTCAGCAACCATCAAGCACAAAAAAAAC